GTTAATTCTAACCATGATCGTGTCAAAGTTCCAAAATACATCATGTAATAATGCACCATGACAGAATTCCTTTTCAAATGAATTGATATTCTCATCGATCAGATCATCCCAATCTTTCAACGTATTGATGAATTTGTTCATCATATCAGATTGTAACATTATATCTATTAAAATGAAGCAAGTAATTGTTAGTCCAAGATTCCCTCTTGGACTTCATAGATATTGGACGGCTTGCCTCGTTTTCCAGCGGGATTTTCCACCTTGCCTACCACGCTTGCCTTTCCCATCTTGATTAGGGTTTGAAGGAAACCGTTTACATAGACGGTATCCACTCCCAGCTTTTCACTCAGTTCCTTCACGGTTGTTTTCATATTATTATTGTATTCTAGTTTTTGTTTTACTTTGAGATAGAAATTTGTCCCACCAATGTTTCGGAAGAACGCTGTATCATTTTCCACTGATTCCGGTTCTTGGTCTGTCCAGATAAATTGATCTTCCTGATCATCGTCTTCCGGTGCTTGTTCAAATACTATTTTATACTGTTCGTCGCCAATGTCAATAATCTTTGCGTCCTCTCCAGTGGAATTTTTCCAATAGGAGATTTCCAGAGGCTTGCCGAGAAGGGCTTGGGGATTAAATGTTTTGTTCATGCTTTGTATTCTAATTTTTATTTTACAATCTTAAGCTTGCTTACGTCAACACCGAACTTAGCAGCAATGTCATCTAACGTCAGCTCAAGTGGTTTGGTGAGAGTGTTGAACTCTTTTTCTGATAGATACTTACCATCAACATACCATACTTTATATCCATCAGCAAATTCAACTGCTGGTCCATCAAGCCGATGAAGAATGGTCATCGATTTGTCTTTGTAGTAACGCTTGCAGCCGTTTTCATCAATTTGAATGTATTGTGCTTCTTGCATGTTTTTATTGTATTCTAGTTTTTACTTTACAATCTTAAGCTTGCTTACGTCAACGCCGAACTTAGCAGCAATGTCTTCTAGCGTCAGCTCAAGTGGTTCTGACAGAGTGTTGAACTCTTGTTCTGATAGATACTTACCATCAACAAACCATGCTTTACGTCCATCAGCACCTTCAACTGCTGGCCCATCAAGCCGATGACGCTTATCATCAACCCACCATTCTTTACGTCCATCAGCCCATTCAATTGCTGCCCCATCAAGCCGATGACATTTACCATCGACCCACCATTCTTTACGTCCATCAGCACCTTCAATTGCTGGTTCATCTAGACGATGACGTTTACCATCGACAAACCATACTTTACCTCCATTGGCATATTCAATTGCTGGTCCATCTAGACGATGACGAATAGTCATGGCTTTGTCTTTAAAGTAAAACTTATTACCATCTCTATCGATTCGAATATATTGTTTTTCTTGCATGTTTTTATTGTATTCTAGTTTTTATCAGAAAGCGAAAACCCCTTGGTCTTGCTCAGAGATAATTCACTCGCTGATAGTTCTTGTGATGATCTGGCAATTCTTGGGATTCGGTAGATCATCAAATTCCTCCACGGTGTTACTGTCAATGATCATAAGCAGAACCTTCAGGAATTCGCCATGAGATAAGATAATAATATTCTCGTCCTTAAAATTATTCTTGAGATATTCCAGAAAGACGAATGCCCTTTGATAAACATCGGCAAACGATTCACCTCCCGTTGGGCGACGATAGAAATCAAATAGGTGTTTACGCTCTCCCCGTGTTTTGAATTGCTCCACTTCATCCCGTAGATTTCCCCATTCACGTTCACGTATAAGGGCATTGAAAAACATGATACAGTCATCATCAATGTATGTTTTGATTATGTTTGCGGTTTCAACTGCTCGCACATATGGACTGGATATGATAATGGGATCATTGACAATATATTTCAAATCTTTGCCAACCTTCTCAGCCTGTTTCTTACCTTCCTCTGTTAGATTGATTTTCCAATCAGGCATTATATTATACGCTTCGGCATTTTCATTGCCTATTGAGCGTCCATGTCTAATTAAATATAATTTCATAATAATATTAATATCATTTAATTTTGATATATCTTTTATTACACTAATTCCTCATGTAAATTTCGATACTCCTGTATGATCTTCCATACAGCGGCAGCACCCCTACCAAACTTCTGCATCTTACCCTCTCCGACAAGCTCCCGAAGGAGAATCTCAGCGGTTTGACCAGACACCCCAAGCTTATCACTGATACTATCCAGAGTCAAGTGGGGAGGCTCATCCATGTTTAGGATTTCTTCCTTGCGAACATCGGCAGCAGGAGTCTTGTCTTTCTTAGTCTTCTCCTCTTCCACGGGAGCAACGTAAGCACCCTTGAAGTCAAAGCCATTGGAAGTCATCATTGCCATATGAATCTTGGTTTCCCCAAAGCGATTCTTATACACATGGAAGAGACGCATGGTATCATCCTCCTTATCCACCGTGACTTTCATGTTCACATCCACAGCATGGATGATATCAGTTCCACCCTTGGGCAGTCCTTGAGTGGTGATATGGAGAACAAACACCAGAACGCATCCGGTTTCCTTAGCAGTCGATAGAAGCAAATCTTGTGCGTATTGGTAGAACTCCCGCTTCTTCATTTTAGAATTGGAGGAACGAAGGGCTTGGAAGCTATCCACAACCATGAAATCGTAATCAGACATGGCTTCCGCAATATCCTCAACATTGCTGATATGCGCCACATCCACATCCGTAACACCTAAACGCTTGCAAGCATAAGCAATTTGGAAGTGAGATTCCTCACCGGATGCAATGGCAGCTTTCTTACCTTGAGTGGTAAGCATCTGAGCAATTAAACAATTTAGAGTACTTTTACCTGAGCCCGCTGTACCCGTCATCGCAATCGTGCTTCCCGGCATGAAACCAGAAAGATGTTCAGTGCCAAACATCAGGTCAATCTCAGGACATCCCGTATTCATCCGATTGAAATAGGAATCGGGAATCTCGATTGAGGAGCATTTTGTAAATTTGGTTTCAAGTGTTGATAAATTCATAACGACAATAGAATATCCTAGTTTTTAATTAATGTTTTGCCTGTGTCCCAAGAGTTCAGCCTTCTTGGGATTGATCGATCCCTGCGATGATTTTATCTGCAAGTCTGATCGCATTATTCTTGGTGAGACATAGGAAACGATGCGTCATCCTGCTTTTATCATTGAAGATAATAACAGGGTAAAATCCAATTTTTGTTTTACGGTAGGATGCTTTCATGAAGTTCAATATATTCTAGTTTTTAAGAACAATCTTATTCCTTACCATAAGCTGACTTATCGGCATCCACTCCGAAATCAATCCCACCATCCTCATAACCCAGACGGTAGAACTCGTTAGAGAGATCTTTCATCACATCACGAATTTCTTTCATGTTATCCTCATTACAAAGTCCCCTCTCATACAATACAGTTAGGGCTGTTTCAATCTTCATGTTTTCTTTTTTTATTTTTTCGTCGTTAATATTTATTATAATTTTACCATTATCCATCACCATCATTCCTCGATCCATCATATCATCAATGGTTGTATTGAACATATCAGTTCCATCCCATTTATCAAGGACTTCTTTGGGTTGATGGGGATAGGACATGATCACCCCCACCGTTCCTATCTCCGTAAGAGACAATCGCCCATCAAACAATTCAATTGGTAATATAATTTCTTTACTCATAATCAATGTAATTTAATCCATGATGCCAATGTGTCAATGGAGAAGATTCCCATCACATTTAAACGAATACACGCTTGGTAGAATTCTGCCTGTTTGAATCCCGAATCGGAATCGTAGATGAATGCCGTCTCATTGGGAGTTGCCCGAACATAGAATTCAGGTAATTTTTTGGATACTCCCCATCCCACCAGATTATTCAACAATCGCTGAATAGTATCATCCGAAGATTGTATCACGCCTGAAAATACAAAACCAAAGCTTTCGCTATGATAATATTTCAATTCGTGAATAGGTAATATTTTTTCTTCTACCATTATTGTATAATTAAAAAGTAAATATAATTAGTCATAACTCTTTAGAATTGATTCAAAGACTGGGCAATATGTATAATAATTATCAAAAGAATACACACGATTCCTAAAAAAGATATAGCAAATTGATTCATAATCAGGAATACCAGAAATTTCATCTATAATTGGATGAGATACATAGAAAAATTCTCCTTTATATGTATGTTTAACCACTGAACGAAGATCTTCAATGAATTGATCATACCAATCATCTGGTTCTTTTTGATGATTGGTATAAAATACATCATACTCGTATTTGCGGGCTACTTCACTTCCCATGAGGATACAGTCGAATAGCACTTTGTTTTTTACGTTTTCTAGATTGATTGCGAATTTTTCCATATTTTTATTTGTTTTTTTACTCTGGCGGCAACTTTGCAAAGACTTAATACTTATCTTCGACTTTCTTATTCAACTTATTGATTCGTTTCCCAACTTTCTCAATTCGGGCAGTAGCTTCATTTAACTGATCCTCTAGTAGCTCATCGTATTGGATATACATGTCACGCCAGCGTTTGGCTTCTTCTCGCCACAATTTGTTTTCAGCTACTAATTCGTCAACTCTTTTGAGCGTTTGATTATAGTTCTCTTCATTTACTTGTGCGCGTAATTTCCAGATTTCAGTTTCGTTTGTTTCCATTTTATTTTATGTGTTATTGTCATTTACCATCAAAGATATTTTTATCAATTACTTGCATTTTGTGGGTGATTTAAAAACCATTCTGGAGTCTCTCGTCTTGTCCATTTAGCAAAAGGAGCCTTATCACAGATATAATATAAACGATATTTGTCAACTATAGATGATGAATCGAATGATGGATGATGACGACAATTTTGATCTGCTGCGATTGCGATTGCAAATTCAGTGAGATCACCATCTGGCACTTGAGCTTTGTTTATT